CGCGCGTATAGTTACTTGTATCGTAGCCGAATCTAAAATTACTGAGCCTATGGATATATATGTTACACCATTGGCCGAATTAACCAACTGAGTTCCGGAAGGAAGTATTCCGACCTGATTTTCGACTTGTATTTCTGTAAGTAGTTCGGCGTTAGTTGCGGCCACCGGGTCGCCTATGCCAATTAACCGACCCCATTGCGTTAAGGGTGACACCGTTTTTCCGTTTATTGTGGTTTCGCTGATACTGGCCGTTTGCACAAACATTTGTAAAAACATAAAGCCTGCATATTTATACAGTAGGATGAAAACGCCTCCGAGTGCTTTAGCTAAGACTCGTAAGAATGCTTTAGGCAACAACGGTATGGACTGATTAAGCGACGCTTCTAACTGCGCGATTATGTTGTCGCTGATATCTTTTGTGGTAGGTGTCTGTAAACTCATGATCCCGCCTTCCAATTTTCGACAAACTCGAATCGAGACTCTTGGCCAAGCGCTTCGATATCAATTGTTAATTTAATTTTATTTACGCCCGGAATGCTAGCAACCACATTTATATAAGACGCGGCGCTGTCATTTAGCATCCAAGCTAAGTCGCGGACCGCTGCGTCCTGTAGTCGTTTAAGATTGCCGGTTGTCGCTGGCAGCCCTTGAAGTAAATTTTGTGTTTCGCTGTGATACTCTCTTGACGGGTTTTCCTCGCCAATATTGCCCCACCAATTAGCGGGATTATTCGGGCGCCCGTCATCATCCTCATTGCCGCCAAAAAGCGACAGATAAACGGCCGTATTTAGTCCGCCACCCATGATAACCATGCCGCTGTCGACTGTAATGTCACCACCGTCGGGTGTCTGAAATAAACTAATGTCGCCCTGTTGTGCTGTCATTATGTCCCCGGTGTCGGTGGCGCGTTGAATGATGGCGTTTCGTGTGTACTAAGTGTTACGTCTTGATTGTCCGCTGTCACATCGTCAGCGTTTAACGTTCCGGCTGTTAATATGTTGCCGCTCGTATCTATAGTAACACCGTTTACTAAAAAATCACCATTTACCTCTAGTTCGAAAGAACCATTGCTGTTATCGCCTTTTATACTGCCGTCGGCCTTGGCGTCAAAGGTGCTTTCGGGCGTTGTGGTTATAACTCCGCCGTCGGCTCTTAACGTAACGGACCCGTTATCGTTTGAAATAATTCCTTCACCCGTGTTTTTGAGCCAAATTTCAGCAATTAAAACGCCGTTCTCGTCGCGCGCGTATATTCTTTTATCGCCTGGTAGCGCTTTAGGCTCGTTTGCCGGGTCTAAATAACCAATAGCGGATTCTCGGCCCGTGCCGCTGTCACCGTTTAAAGCCACATAATCATCGGGCAATGGGTGCGAATCGTCCCCCGGTGCTGAGAAATGCTCGGCTGTTACGTTCGCGCCCCCGCCCGGGTCGACTTTAACGTCAGACACCTTGGCGCCGTTTTTAGTGGTTCGTAAGAATGACAGTAATACGGCTAGCCGTCCCATGGTAAAAACTCCGGTATTTTTCCGCTGAACGCGCCAGGGATCACTAAGTTAAGTGTTGCGGTTTGCGCCTTGCTGTCTTGCTCAAATTCCACAGAGCGAACAATAAATTCGTATTCTTTGTATATCATGGCGTCGGGGGCAAGCAATCGAATGGAAGAATTAGGCGCCCATAAATTACCGTTCGGATCTCGCCACGTTGCGACTCTGACAGCATAGGCGGCCATGTTCGCAAACATACGCCCCGCTTTAGCTTTTACCGCTGCGACGATGCCTGCTTCCTCTGTGTCGGGCGCGTTGAATGTCAGCGGCCGTAAAACACCTTGTAACTGCGGGTTTTTTACTGTAAAGGGGGCTTGCGGTGGACTGCCAACGCCGACCGGGGCTATGCCGGTTAGATGGCTGTAGTATTCTTGGGGACTGAAAAACGGCGCTACTGATAATAACGGAGCCTTTCCTTGCTCTAGTATAGCAACGGGTGAACCCCCGTCTGACGACTGCAAAAAAACCAATTCACCGCGCGACGAGCTAGCAATAATTAGGTTTTTTTGTTTCGCCAAGTCTGTCAAGTAATTAAGTATTTTTTTGCCTGGCTCTAATGCTACGCGTGTGAGTGGTGGGCCTTGGTCGGCTTCCATTTTAACACTCACGCCGAACGGGGCCGCTAATGTTGTGGCTATCTCGGACAAATACTGTTCATCTGTTTGCAGCTTGCTTCCCTGCTCCCCGTACATACTAGCGGGCGCAGTGCAATCATTTAAAACGCCGGGTAGCGAATACCCGCTAACGGATACTATCTTTTGCGCGTTTTCTATTACGGGATTAACCGTGACCATTGTTCCGGTGAATAGCAAAGCTCCGCCAACGGTGATCACAACGGGCTTAAATTTAAACGGGCGAAATGATTCCTTAAAACCTGGCGCTTCGGCGTCAAAAGGCGCACCAAATTCCACCGTGTCCATCGAATCTATCGAGCGGGTTATCCTAATAGAATCCCAAAACCGAAATTGGGCGCCGTTGATCAGTATCGCCACCTCGTCCTCTGTAGCGCTTGCTGCTGATTGCGGCGCATTTTGGGGGCTGTTGGGTAGCGTTGGTATTGTTAACGTCGTACCAGCCGCAAGCGGTAACGCTGCGCCTGGGTTAGACTCGGCTATTCGACCCGCTTCGTTCTCCGTTCCGTACTTTTTGCGCGAAACGGTCTCGAATGTATCCCCACCTAGAACGTTATATATAATAGACAATTTCGCGCCCCCTCGGGACTTCGAGTATTTCCGAGCCGGTCAAGCTGTTTGAATTTATGAAAAAATCGAGCTGGTCGTCTACACTTCCGTAGAATTCTGCGACTAAATTTATAATAGTTCGGTCGCGATCTAATATGACGCGACGCTCCTGTAACAATGTAAATGAAATTTCTACTAAAAACCCCGCCGTGAGCGCGACGGCTTCTTGTAATTGCTGGTATGCTTCGCCGGTGTCAATCTCTGAAAGGGCTGCAAAATTCGCATCGCGCCAATTAGTCACTTCGTCTAACTGGGTTAATATTAATTCCGCCGCTTCTATTGCGCTGGTTTTAGTCGTAAACTGAGTATTGACCACAGAAACGACGGAGCCCGTGACATAAGTAGACGCGTATAGATCATTAGTGTGAAACTCGTTTGAGCTGCTAGCGTTAAAACTCGGCGTAACGACGGCGTTGTCACCCGTTATAATACCATCAGCAAGGTTTTTGTATGCCTCCAAACGGTCCGTTATATTGATCGCGGCCCTAGCAGGCGCCTGCAATAGTATGGTTGTTTGAAAAGCTAGCGTCAGCGGTTCGGCTATGAGTATGTCAATACCCTGATTTATAGAATCCCGCACCGCGTTAAATTGGGTCCTCACATTATCTTGCGCATTAGCGACGGATTGCAAGCCCGTGCTAGCTGAGTCTAATAACGATTGATAGTCGTTTTTAAATGTCACCGCGTCGACAGCATTATCTAGCGTTGTTACGTTCTCGAATTCTTGCGCAACCGAATTGTTGTATTCTTCAACCGCGTTTAGTACTGAACTCGCGGGATCACTTTGGGACGTCGGATAAATCAATCCTATAGTCTCAAAGAATGTGATCTCGAATACGGCCTGATTAGCGCCTGTTTTTAGATCGTCGCGCCTCGTAATAGTGCCAAACGGAACCACATCAATAACACCGTAAATCGGGTGCTCTAACATACCCGTCCCACGCTCCAACAATGCCGCTTCGAAAGCTTCGGCTTTGATGTCATAATCGCCGCCCCAGAAGAATACCCGAAGCGGATACTTTCGCCCCGTGTTTCCGAGGTCTTGAACATAACTGCCATTCGCGTCGGGAAACTCGAAACTCGTGGTTTTCTTGTCAACCGTTTTACTAACATTCTCATAATCAAAAGTCAACCTATCGCCTGAGGGCGAATTATAAGCCGCTTCTCTTATTCTATCAGTCCAGGCCATTAGCAAACGACCTTGAGTTTTATTTCGGTCTTGTATCCTTCGCCGACTATAACTTCTTTTTGTGGCTCTGCTGCCGTTATATAACTAATTTTAGGGTAATATATCGGCGGCGAACTTTTCAATTCAAGCTGACCAAATTTTACACGCACGATATCATTTGAAAACGTGACGTCGTCGGTCGTGCTGTCGATAGTAACGCCCGATCCGTTATTAATTAGAGGCCCGCACACTTCCACGGTGACAACCGTAGCGCCCAATGCTGTTAGATCCACAACTGCGCCATCACTATCGACCACATTGAATACAGTTTCATTGCCCGAGCCTAGCGCGGCGGTTAGTGAAATTAACATAACCGTTTACGTCGCGGGTTGCGTTATTTGCAGCGAGTTAATAACTGAATCTTCCCCATCTACATAGCTCGTACTTGACAAGACCAATTCTTGCGCCCCGGTGCCGACTGTTACCTGCATCGTCTTGGTCGTTAGCACCAAGCGCGCAAAACTAGCAATTCCTGTCTCTGCTATCGTTGCGTCAGCTATTGCATTCGCGATTATAACACCTGATGACGACGCGCCCCAGCCTGTTAATGTGTGGACCGCTAATTCTGTGTTACTTGATAGAGCGGCGTTACCGCTTGCGGGCGGCGTTCCGTCGTAAATCGTTAGCACTGCGGTTGT